TTTGTGTCCAATTAACACTTGGTTAGCTGGGAAGTAAGGGTCACGGTAAACTTGGTAACGACCTGCTAATGTACCAACTCTTTCAATACCCATGTTGTATTGGTCTTGCTCAGGTGAAGCGTTAGATACGTGGAAGTATTCTAAATCATCAAAAATCGCAGAAACCTCAGATGATACAACAATCCAGTTAGCTCCACCACGAAGTGTAGACTTGTGGATTTGTGCTGACAATTGGTTGATAGCTGTAATCAATGTTTGGTTCCAGTCTTTTTGAGTGTAAGTCATATTTCCAGAGATTCTTCTCCATCCGTTGTAGTCCCAACGTAGGTTCCAAGCCGCACCTTTACGTAAGTCACGTAAAATTTCACGGTCAATCTCAGCTGCAACTTGCTCAGATAACAATGCTGTTAACTCAGCCTCAGCGTCGATGTTATGGAATGCTGCTACGTCTTGAGCCAATTCAGGAGACCATTGTGCTCTTAGTTTTCTTTCTGTAACTGATACAGTAACTGAATCAAGTTCGAAAGAAACTTCACCAATTTTGTCTTCGAATTCTAACTCTTCGTAACGTCTCCAAGCTGCTGCGAATGAAGTAGTACCTGATGCTGATGCAATTGTAGTACCTGTGTAACCATCTAAAGATGTTGCGTCACAGTTAGCACATACAGGACAAGATAAGTCTACTTCTAAGTAGATACAACCTGTTACGTCACAAACATCATTGTAAGAACCACCATTACCTGTAGCAGGCCATGTAGTTTGAGTTGTGTTGTAGTTAGGTGTTACGATACCTTGACCGTAGATTTGAGTAACAACTCTGAACAATAATGCTCCTGTTGATACAGTACATGGTGAGCTAGCGTCAACTGTTAAACCAGCACCTGTGTAGATTACTAAATCAGACAAGAAAGACTCTGTGTCGATTTCAGAACCATCAGGACCTACCATTTTACCAGTACCTGCGTTTGCAAAACCACATAATTTAACGATAACTTTTCTTGTGTTACCTGAAGGAATAATTTCTTCTTCACCGATTTCAGCATCAACTAAAGAACTTCCTGACCAAGCTTGGATAGTTGTAGTAGCAGTAACTGCTGACCAACGACCTTTAGAGTAGTCAAATAATCCTGGAGGGTCTAATGCAGGTTCGTTACCTTCATAGAATAAATCGTAAAGATTTTTTGTGAAAGCTCCGTTACCTGTGTAACCAGCGTTAGGATTACCAGGGTAGTTACCTGGAGAACCTACAGGTGCATAGTGTTCACCACTTTGAGTAGCTGTACCACCTGAGTAACCTTGAATTTTAGGTACAAAGTAGAACAATTTACCGATAGGTAAGTTCATAGCTTGTACAGAAACGATGTCGTTTGCTAACAATTTAGAGAAAACACGTCTAACGATTGGGAATACAACAGTTTCGAAAGAACCTGAAGAACCGTCAGCAGTTGCCTCGTTAATTAAGTAGCTAGCTTGGTTTTCATATAACTGAGCTACGTTTTCTTTTAGGTGGCCGTTAAGACCTTCAAGGAATCCTAATTTATCCCATTTGTTGATAGTATCTTCTTTGATAACTTTAAGGTGCTTAAGACCGATGTTACCAACAAGACCTGATTCTAATAATGCTCCCATTTTAGTATTTTTTTGTTTTTTAGTTTATTTTTATTTTTTATTTTAATTTAGTCATTAAGTCTTTCATTCTTAAGAATTGAGGATTTTCATAAGTTTTTGACTCAATCAAATTAATTGACGAACCTGTAGATTGTACGTTTTCGATTTTACGTTCAATTGATTCATTAATAGATTGATTGTTATTAGTCGTGTTTGAAAGTTCTTCTTTAACTGTTTTGTAAAGATTCTTAGACTCTTTAAGAGTTTCAACACTATCAAATCTTCTCAAGATGTTAATTTTCTCTTGTTTAGATGTTGAATGTTCAGTAAATAAACGTGTAGCGTAAGCCAAGTTTGAATTGAATACCGCAACTTCGTTTAATTTATTTCTAAACACGTTAAGTGCTTTTCTGTACTCTTCGTTTTTCTCTCTAAGAACTTGTATTTCAACTTCGTTAACATTTTCTTTGATATTGATGTTAGCTTTAGAATGAGCTCTTGGTTTTGGTAAACCACCCTTTCTAAAATTAGAACCATTACCTAATGTTCTTGAAGCTTCTTTTGTTTCTACCTTTTTAACGGTTTTCATTTTACCGTCAAGGTTTTCACCTTCTTCGTATTCAAACTTAGGTTTACCTGTACCCATGGTTTTGTTAACACTTTTCTTAACAGTTTTAAAACCGCCTTCCATGTTAGGTTTGTTTGAATATATTTTTTTCTTTGGTGAACCCATACCGACACCTTTAGGTTTAGCGGTCATCTTAGACTCCATCATTTGGTCGATGTCTTCTTCTTCTAAATCATCATAAGATTCTGCCAATTCGTCATTTTCCATTTCGATGTCATCAAATGATGAATAAAATTGTTCATCATCGTCAATACCTTCTTCTTCTTCAGTGTCAAATTCGATTTCATAAACAATGTTTTCTTCTTCTTCCATTTCAGAATCGTCTTCGAAATTAAATTCTTCAAACTCATCTTCATCTTCGTCTTCGTCTTCGTCACCAAATACTTTAGAAACGATATCGTCAATGTTTTCACTCATTTCTAAGTTTTCAGATTCGTTTTCCCACTCTTCACCTAACTCGTCCATGTTAAATTCTAAATCTTCTTCACCTTCACCAACAATCATATATTCTTTGTCAGAATCTTTAAGATTGATGTTTCCAGATTCGTCTTTTGTAACCACGATATTATCTTCAGGTCCCATTAGACTAAATACTCGTAAGATTTCGTCATCATCATCAACGTCAGTAAGGTCGATAGTGTCTTCTTCGTCACCCATATCGTCGATATTATCAACATCCATGTCCATACCTTCGTCGTCACCCATTTCAGGTTCGTCCATTTCAGGTTCGTCCATTTCAGCATCCATTTCAACCTCATCATCTTGTTCAGTAAGAGATTCTTTTACTAATTCTTTGATTTCTTCCTTCATAGTAGAAGCAAGTATTCCTTTTGCATTTTCGGCAACAGCTTCTTCCAAATTTTTCATTTGGATGATTGCCTCCTCAACTAAAGATTTTTCTTTCGCCATGCGTTTTTGTTTGTTTTGTATATAAATATGTCCCATTATCAAAAAAGTTTTAATTAATCCTTTTTGATAACAGGTTTTTTATTTATATATAAATATTACCCAAATGTTAAAAAACAAAAAAAGGGGGTAAAAACCCCCTTTCCTTAATTATTGAAATAAATTTCTGTTAATCTATCACCTCATCTATTTTACTTTCAACAATTGCGGTGATTCTCCAATCCTGTGTGTAATTCTCGTAAACCTTAGTTACCTTAGCTTCAACATCGGTAGGATTGTATCCTCTAACCAATTTTTCTTCTCTTAGTTTTTTGATTTTCCCTGAATTCTCATCAACCAAATCTGTGGTTACTTTTGCAATGAAATATTTTTCGTCCATAATTTAAATTTTTTAATACCCTAAATAATCGTTCAACTTTTTCATTAAGTCAAGTGATTTGTTTCCATTTTCACCAACTTGTCTTTGTATTTTCATCTGTTTCTCTTCCTCAAGGTTTTCTTCAAAGTTAAATCTCTCTTCAGGTTGACTGAATAAGTAAGCCCCCGGTGTTGATGGTGATGATACTAAGTCAAAACAAATCAATTCAAAATCGTCTTGTACTTCGTTTTGTTCACCAACTTTTTTAAGTGACCCAACTCCTCTTGATGAGATACCTAAAGTAACTCCTTGTCTTAAGTAGTTTGCCGCCATATCACCTTTTGTTGATACTATTCCTCTTTCGTGGAAACCTGGACTTGTTAATAGTTTTAACTTACCCATCAATACAGGTCCCTCCCACCATATCTCAGTAATCATGTGAGATACTCTATCAAGGTCTATTAATGACGATTCAGGGTGGTTTAACTCGGAAAGAGCAACTCCTTTATCAATCATTTTTTTATAGTTATCAGCTTCTCTTTTTAAGATACGTTCAGGGTATATTCTACCATTTCTATTTGGTGTATTATATTTCTGTAGGACCGCATAAAACTCAAATGGTTTTGAGTGGTCTAACATATTTTTAGACTCCTTAATTAGATTTGCGTTATGCTCATCTTTTGGCGAAATATATCCTGCGTCGTATTCAATTAAAATACCCTTACCAGTTTCTGTAGGATTTAAAATTCTTAAACTCATATCAAATGTTTTCTAAATAAATATCAAACATTCTCTAATTGTGGGGAATCTTCCTTTGTTTTACCTTTTTTAGTTAAATAAAATCTGAAATGGTCATTACCTATAAAATTTTCATCGACGATTCTTTGAGTGATATTTTTAAGTGATTCTTTAATCTCTTTAGATTTAAAATCAATATCTTCAGGTATTACGTAAAAATTTATTTCTAAATTCATAAACGATTTCTTACCTTCTGAAATACCACTTGACCTTAAATCTAAGTCAACGATAAATTTATTGTCGTAAATGTCCGTATCAACAGATTCAAATACCGAATGTTTTATGGCTCTGCTCATATTGAGAACTGTCCGTGTCCAATTTTCACATTCCTTAATTGGTTCTACCCAAGTTTGGATGTTCAAATAAATGGACTTTAATTTTACTGAATCAACTGTACCATAACTTACTTTAGCGAAGTTAAATCCGTGAATCGTGGAGGTTTTCCCCTTTTTCATTAATACTCATAATTTCCAAGTTTATTTTTTTAAAAAGATAAGTATATTTAGAGATATAGTCAAAAATATAAAACCAACCCAAAATTTATGCTTAAAGTAATAGTTGAAAAATCAAATGTTGAGAAAGCCTTGAAAATATACAAAAGCAAGGTCATTAAGACAAGGCAGAGTACCGAGTTAAATAACCGTAAAGAGTTTGTTAAAAAATCTGTTAAAAGAAGACAACAGATTATGAAAGCGAAATACGTTGAGAAAACATTTAAATCAAATAACGATTAAATATTCTCGTTAAGATTCTTTAGTTTGAAGTACGATAATTTATCGTATTTTTCTGATATTACTTTATTTAAAGTTTCTTCGATTCTAGTTTGAGTCGACTTATCAGATTCGTTATTTTTCATTTCGGTTAATTTATTAACCACACTTTCTTTAATCGTATTAAACTCACCTTCTAATTTATCATCATTTTCTGATAATAGTTTAGTTAATTCTAACTTTTCAGATTCGTTTAATGAATCGATAAAATTTGTAATTGTTTTGTTTGCAACGTTTACCATGGCGCTTAAAGGTATGTTTACTGACTCTTTAACCACTGATGGTTTTTTCTTTAAAGATTCACCAATTAACTTTTTACTTTGGATTCTACTTTCTATCGCCAAAATATTTGTACTAAACAAATTATCGATAGATTCATATTGGTTATTAATTTTTTGGTCACCAACCCAAGAAACAATTTTAGTTAATTCTGAGTCCTTAACTTTATTAATTGTGTTCTCATATATTGCAACACTTTCATTAATATAGTCATTCACTATTTCAGAATGAAGTCCTTTATTTGACGACAAGTCGTCATACAAATAATATAATTTAGAGATATTTTTATTCTCTAAAACATATTTTTTAAATTTTTTCATATCCTCTTTAAATGTCCCGTTTTTGTAAGACTCTAAAAGAGTGTGTTCTATTCTTGATTTAATAATTCCAAAGTTCATCATCTGATTTTTATTATAAATATCAACTATTTAGAAGTTTGTTCAAGGCATCTTCAATATCCCCCAAAGAATTTTTACCTTTAGACAAATCAATATAAGAATCTATTTCATTTATACCGTCGTTCTCTACGAGTAAATTTAACTTGTTTTTGTTAAATGATTCAGGTGCCAACTCAGGACCTCCCCCTCCACCTTCAGCCGGTGGTGGTGGCGGTGGTGCTCCACCCCCTAAGTCACCCCCTAAGTCACCCCCTAAGTCTCCACCTGGAGGTGGTGGTGCTCCTGCCCCTGCGGCGTTTTCAGTAGAACCTGATTTAGAACCGTAAAGTTTATCAATGTTATCGAATACACCTGTATGTGAAATGATTGTTGCGGTGTTAGTTAATTCAGCACCAACCGCTTTTTCAATACGTTGTTGTTGTAAGTCAAGTTTAATCTCTTCATCAGAGAAACCTAAGATGTGTTTCTTAGCCCATGTGACCGACACTGGTGCAATACCTTCGATTGCGGTAACTGCGTCTTTATAAGCTAGTAATTTTTCTTTCCAAACATCAATCTTCAATAAGTCAGCTTGTGTTGATGGGTTTGTTAAACCTAAGGTAAAGTTAGATAACTCATCTTCAAACCCTAATAAGAATAAGTGAATGATTGCTATTTTATTTAATTCAGCAATCATTGATTTTTGAATTCTATTAATCGTTCTCGCAAAACGAATATCCATTAAAGATAAATTCTTTCCATCCCCAACGACTTCTTCAAACCCTAAAAATGCTTTAGGAACACGAAGAGCTGTTAATAATTTCTTTTGGATGTACTCAATATCGGCAATCTCCGCTAGATTCTGAGCTCCCGGTAATGTGTCAATCGGACTTGGGGCTGCAGGGTCTCTAACAGGGATAAAGTAATCTTGGTCAACCGCCATTTGGTTAAATCTCATATCAACATTACCTGTCTTAGAGTCAACCACTTGGTCTCTCTTAAATTTGTTAGCAACACGTTGTACATACGGTTCAACATCTTTGTCGTCCATGTTTCCAACATACACCTTGAAAACCCTTCTTTCAGGTGCTCTTGATGTTCTATAAATTAACATCGCGTCTTCTGATAATAAAAGTTGTTTCCAAATACGTCTTGCCTTTTCCAACATAGATGTACCATAAGGAAGTTTTCTATCATCACCTAACAATCTAAAGTGAGCAATTTCCCAAGAATTAAATTCCATATCCTTGGCTTTCCATTTAAAACGTAAACCTTTGTTTTCTTTTGGTTCGTCAACATTTGCTGACTTGGCAGCCATACCTCTCTCAAGACGTTCAATCTCAATATTAGGTAACTGCATCGAACCCACGACACCTTTTTCGGCATCTAGTTTTAAATAAACAAAGTTATCTCCATACTTACAAGTGTTTCTTGTCCACATTGATAAGTTGGTGTTCACGTCTAATACGTTATTAAATAAATCAACTAAAATAGATTTAATTCTTTTTGATTCAGAATAAATCTGTAACATGTAACCATTTTGGTCCACAGTTGTAGATTCTTCTCCGTAGATATCTAATGCTGCTGATATCTCAGGAGTATATTCCATCGATTCGTAATCATAAAATGAGGCCAAACGAGTTGGTTCATAATAAACGGCTTGAGTATATAAATTACTTTCAATCTTAGTCCACTGATTGGCTAAATAGTAAGTTTGTTGAGCTTGTAGTTTTTCAGTCTCATATTCTTGCTTAGATGTGGTTCTAAGTAGTTCTTTCTTGTCTAACTTATAAGTTGGGTAGTCCTGATTTAATAACGCATTAGGACCAAAGGCTTGTGTTAACCTTTGCCAAACTGTATATTGTTGATTATTATTTTCCATGTAATAAATCTAATTCTAAATATCGATAATTAAATAGTTAACTATTAGTAGGCTTGTTCACTTCACCTGTGTTATCTGTACCTCTTTGTTTATTAATTTTATTATCACCACCTGGCTTAACCGTACTAATACCAGTTCCAGGGACATTTAGTTTTGACCCATTGAATTTATTACCTGATTTTTTACGTTGTACTAGTCCCATCTTGGTTTTTATTATAAATATTACCTAATACCAAATAACCAACCGTATTTTTGGTAATCCTCCTTATTAAAGTTTTGACCACCATACTGACGGATTCTTTCTTGGGAATGAGGAATTACCGGATTAAAGCTAATCGCTTCGTGTGATTGTGAGTTTGAATTTACAGACCAAGACTCAATCATTGCCTTTGTATGTTCAGTAACTTTTGTTAAATTGGCAAATGATGATTCCGCAACGTAAGTTGACATGGCGATAGACATGATTAAGTCATCATGATGCCCTTTTTGGTGGTCAGGTCTTCCGTTAATGTAAACAAAAGTATTCATTTCGTTATACAAACGACTACTATAAATCCTAAACCCGTGTCTCATAACTTCCTCAAATGAAGCGATGATTTGAACTCGTTTATTATTAAAGTTTATACCCGGTATCTTCTCAGCGGCTTTAGGGTCATATTTCCATTTGTTTGAGGTATCAACACCATCAACATACAAGTTTTTGAAATTCATCTCTTGTAGTTTTCTAGATGTTGAAACTCCCATACCACCCGTGATATCAATTACCACAAAACACGAATACATGTTAGCCCATTTGTAACATACCTCGGCCATGGTATCAGGGGGTAATTTACCAACAAACTCAGCAACTTGTTCCCTCTCGTCAAAGTCAATTATCTGAAATGAACTAAAATCTTCACTATCACCACGACTGACATCGACACCCATAACATATTTGTGACCAACAACAGGTTCCTTCCATATCCATAGAGCATTACCCATCATTTTATTTTGGGGTTCACGAATCATATTCTCACGAACCGTTTGCATTAATTTAGAATCGAATACGTTATCACCTGAACCCAAGAAGTTACATTCCAACTCCTGAGAAACTTTACGTTTGTCGTATTTTAATTTCTTAACCATCGCCTCAAACCATGTCGAACTTGGTTTGTAACCTAAATTCATCAATTCTTTTAATTCTTCATAGTTACGAGTATCAAAAGGTTTTTCTTCCCAACTAATAATGTCTTTTTCATTATATTCTTCTTTGTTTAACAAATAGTGAATAATATCATCAGTTTTAACAAGATATAAGTCTTTGGCGTAACGAGGGTCTCTAAACCAAAACATTTCAGAAATTTTGAAGTCGTTCATATTTCTTAATGCTTGGTCGTAAATCTCGTAATAAATAGGGTCGTATCCGTTAGGGGTTGATACAACGATTACCTTACCACCCGTAGATAGTGATGCCATACAAGCCGCCCAGAAATCACTATCGGCTTCAATAAACGCCGCCTCGTCAAATACTAATATAGTTGGGGTAAATCCACGTAAGGCATCCTTAGATGTTGCAACGGCTTTAACCTCACAACCATTATTTAATTTGTAATGTTTTTGTGAATTTTTTTCTGCAGCAAAATCAATACCCGTCCAACTTGGCCATTGACCAACAAACGCTCTAATTTTGTTAGCCATCTCTAAAGAGGTGTCCAATTTGTTGGCGATAATTAGAATCTTTTCAGGTTTTGTTTTTTTAGCGAACGCTAACTTTCTTGAAATCCATGCTGCGGTTACCGTGGATACACCCGCCTGACGATATTTTAACGCGATATTTTCGTTAAACTCTTCGTAGTCGTGTAATAAAGAAACTTGGTCTGGAAATAATTCTAACGGTACGTATTTAGATACGGTGTTATCGTAAGTCTGTAGATAAGTTCTTAGTGCGTATTGAACGTCTTTTTGACATTTAACGTATTCTATTAAGATTTGTTCTTTTGTCAAATTAGCCATAAAGGTGATTAATTAGGTTCTTGATATCCCCAAGCCACCTAACAAATCATCAAGGTCGTCATCACCTAAGTCATCGTCATCATTTGATGAGTAAGCCTGTTCAGCTTCGTACTCATTTAATTCTTTAACAATTTCATCTACCATTCTTTGAATGAATTGATTTCCTTGTGGGTTACCTGAAAGGATAAGTTTAGCCACTCTGAAAAATTCCTCTGCATTTAATTTGGAGAATCTCATAAACAGGTAGTGTTGGATGTGTTTCATATCATCCTCGAACAATTCCATTGGATATGCTTGCATAAACTTTTCCCAGAAAATTGGACCTAAACGAGAGTCCCAAATCTCAGCCGGTAAAGTATCTTCAGCTTTCATAACCATTTCTTGTTGTCTTGGGTCATCAGGTAATCCATGAGTACCAAATACTTCATAAACACCTTTAACCAATTCGTGTACTAATAAAGGGAAAGTCATTGCTCTCGCTTTTACTGTTGGTGGGTCAGTTTCAGTGTCAATTTCTTCTTGACCCATTTGACCACCACCTCCACCGGCCATTCCTTCCATATCAGGGAATAACCAATATGCGTGTTCCATTAACGCTTGTGTTACAGTATATAGGTTCATCAAACGAGGGTCAATTTGATTTAATTCAGTGGATACTAAGTTAAACATGTGTCCACCCTTGAATGCTGCACCTTGAATTAATGAGTTAAGGAAACGTCTTTTAGCACGTTCCATGTTGAATATTTCAACATCACCCATAAATTCTTCAATTTCCTCTTCACTTGGTAATTCAGGTTCTTGTTGCATTCCTTCTGCAGAACCCATAGGTTGCATAACCAATTCAGCATCAAACTGCATTGCTCCTTCAGGAATACCTAATTCTTTAACTACCAAATCAACGGCTAATTTTTCTAATTCTTCTTTGTTACGCATCTGAATCATCATCACTTGTTGTAATGACTGCATTACAGACATCATTAAACTTCTTAATGGGTCACTTCCTTGGATTGCTCTTGTGTCACCCATTGCACGTCTAACTTTCTCAACAGAATCCTTAAATCTCTTAGATGAGATAAGTTCTACGTAGTCTCTATCCATCTTAGGAATTGCGGGGAAATCCTGACTATATGGTGTTTGTTTTGATGTAATCTTTCTCTCAATACCAGGTTCCATTCTTTCAGGACCTTCGTAATCGATTGGTGCTTCAGTTACTTTTTCTTTATATTCACGAAGCAAAGTATGTTCCTTCTTGGTTAAACCTTCAGTAACCAACTTATGTTCTAATTGTCTAATAATTGTTTTGCTGTTAGTACTTTTCATTAGTCCTGTAATTTAATTCCTAGTTCGTTAAATGTTAACCAAGTTGGTATTTCTTTTTTAGCTTTAGGTGCTGGTTTAACACCCGGCTTTGGTTTGTATGGTGTTGCGGGTTTTGACGGTCTACTTGGTGTGTCTACATCAGGTCTAACCCCTGGTCTTGTTGGAGCGGTTTTAGTACCTTGCTCTTTAACCAAATTTAAGAATTCTTTCTTAGTCATTTTTGGTGTAATGTGTTTTTCAACTAATCTCATAATTTGTTTTTCTATTTCACTTTCACTAAATGTAGGATTAACTGACATATTATTCAACTTATTTTTTAAACCACCTGCATAAGCCGCGGCAATTTTTTCATTAAAGTTACTCATACCACTTTCTTTTGTTTCTTGTTTTTTCTTTTCAGGTAACTTTTTGAAGTTGGTCTTGTCGGCAAATTCTTCAGCCATTTTACACCATTTTTTTTGTTCTTTAGTTTTACCGTCACCACATTTGGCAAAGAAATATTTTTGTTGTTTTTTTGACTCAAACTTTTCCATAATTTCTTTTTCTTGGATTGAGTTTGGGTCACCGTCACCTGTTGGTCCTTTTTGAATTGGGTCTTGAGTATCCCCTAAATTATAATCCAATTCAGAACCATTATCCTCAGTCATTTCGGTTTCAGTAACCTGAACATTAATTCCTTGGTCAGTTAATGTTTTGATTTTATTAACATCAGCACCTTTAACACTCACCGTTCCTTTTTGTTCTTTAGTTTCAGTCTTTTTACCACAAACACATTTAGACTTAACTCTGTCACATGAATCACAGTAGTCTTCTTTAGACTCATTAAGTCTTTTGTATAATGATTCGATTTGTGACTCAGATAAATTAGTCACCGTAGATGGTCTTAGACCGTATTGAATTAACTTTAGTTGTTTTTGGTTAGTTTTCATATACCACCTTCTTTTCAAATTCTAAAACGATATCACGTTCATATAATTTATCTTTTACCGATTTCTCATCTTCACCAAATTTAAAAACCAATCTGGTTTCTTGTGTGAAGTCAATGTCATCGGTTTCATTTTCCCACGCTAAAGCAATAACACCGTCCATTGCATCCATCATAGAAAAATAGTCGGAATTTTGAACCACCGACATGGTTATTAAATCATTCTTTAAAACACCTACTTTGTGTATGTGTTCTAAATCAGGTGGGAAGGGGTAACCATTTGATGGTTTAGATTCCCAATTTTCACCCCAAATCTCTTCAGTTTTCTCGGAGAATATAAACTCATATATGTTATCACCCTTGTAATTAGGTCCAAGTTCATTAACATATATTAGAAAACTCATAGAATCTGTCCGTTTTTACTAATTTTGATTTGTCTGTTATTTGATTCAAAAACCAAGTTTTTATTAACGGTTTTACCAACCAATTTAAAATCAGGGTATTTGTTAACCAATTTTTTAGAAGCCATTAATTGTGATTTACTTTCGCAAACACTCTCAAGTTTTTCTGACAATTTAGATTTTTTTGATTCTGCAATTACTTTTTCGTTTTCAGAAGTTTTAAAGTATTTTTTTAATACGTTATCAACTTTTGATTCTGTAAACATACCCTCAATCATTTCTTCCATTTTTGACATGTATCCATCTTCCTCACTCATCTCTTCACTTCCATCAACATCTGAGAAAAGGTAATCAACAAACTCTTCACTATTACCCATATCCATTTCTTCAGCCATCTCACCTTCAGGTTCCATAGTTGGTTCTACAGGTTCTTCAGAATCAACTTCCATATCAACATCCATTTCTTCTTCACCACCCTCAAGACCTTCTTCTTCGACACCTTCAAGTTTGTTAATGATACTTTCGATATCATCCTCTTCTAAATCATTAAGATTTAAAGCCGAAAGAACCGAATTGATAACATACTTAATATCTTTAGATGACATACTTTCTTCTTTTTCTTCGTCATCATTAAACGCTCTAATTTTTTGTGCTAATTTACCTGTTAACTTTTGAATCATTTTATAAGTTACTGGTTCATCTTCAGTTTCTTCTTCAGAACCTTCGATGTCAACATCTAATTCATCATCCATTGGCATATCGTCAGCAGGTGCTTCAGGGGCCATTTCAGGTGATGGTGCGGGAGCTGGTGCAGGTGCCGGAGCAGGTGCCGGAGCGGGTGCTGCGGCAGGTGCTTGTTCCTTAGTCTCACCAAACTTTAAAATGTATTTTGTCGCTTCGTTAGAGGCATTTTCAAATAAAGAGATGTTACCTTCTTGACCTTCATTAATGTTAACTTCTTTAGTTATCAAGTTTAATCTTTTGAACGCTTGTGAATATGAAGAATAGTATTTTCTATTTTTCATAGGCTCAAGGTAATCAAGACCTTCATTCAAAGATTTCTTAATAACGTATCCGTTTTTTTCTTTAACGATTTGATACTCGTAACCATCCGCTAATGTTTTACGATACTCAACCGACTTATCTTCATTTACGGGTTGAGGCTTAGTTTCTTTGTATCTTGAAATTTCAAGGATGCGGTTAATCTTATCCATACCCTGTAATTTTTCACTTCCGATTGGTTTTAATCCTGCCATTGTTGTTTTTCTTTAAAAAATTATTTTATATATAAATATATTGAGTATTTAAAATGTTAGTAATTACTCATTTTCTCTTTCAGAGACAATTTCTTGTCAATGTGTTTATTTGTGAAGTTTATTAGTTTTTCGATATAACCATTTCTTCGTAAAACTTTGAATACCAAATTTTCATCTGAGTACTCACCACCTTTTTCAAGACCTGAAGTCCTATATTTTTTTAACTTATCTCGATATTTCTTAATTAAGTTCTTGGCTTCATCAATAGATTCATCTTCAGCGTTTTCAATAACACCATCAATAATATCCATCCATTGTTGAGATTTGTTTTTAATTAAAACTTTATCAACCTCAACATTTTCTTTCTTAGGTTTATTAATCCATTCATCGTTTAGAACTGAATAGACCCCAGTACTAATGTGAGGTTCATTTGAATCTTGTAAATACAATTCAACATCGTACCCAAAAATGGTAATATTATGTTTTTCGTTAAATATGGTTTTTTTTAACGTAAATAATTCTTTGTATAGTGGTAATTCTTCCTCACTGAATTGTTTGAAGTCGGCCATAATGTGAAGGTCAACATCCGAATACTTTGACCAATTGTAGTTGGCTAAAGAACCCGTCATTGTAATATCATTTATAATAACATTAACATCTAAAAATTCTATGAAGATATTCGCAATCTCAAGTAGACGCTCTCGAACTAATGGTCTCATTTTATAATTTTGACCTTGAGGGTCGCCCATATATTTTTCGTCAGGTAAATACCAAACTTTAGGATTAAGATTATCCTGTAAGTGAAAACTCTTTATTATGGACTGCAGATTACTCATCCCTAATAAATAGTAAGTAATTGGTAATTATTACAGTTTTGTAAATTTGTATTTCTTAGAAATGTCTGTACTAAAGAATTTTCCCTGTGACGCGTTCATTCTGAAACGTGTATATACTTCATGGGGAACTTCTTCGTATTGGTATCTCATACCATTTTTAAATTCAACAACTAACATTTTTGATTCAGTGTCAAATTCAGTTCTTACGATGTTACTTGATTGTACTTCGTTTAAAATTTTTGTTCCAACGAACTCTTCTTTTGTGATTGCCATAACTTTT